GGGACAGGCCAGAAGCGGCCTGCCCCTTAATTCAAACGTTAGCCACCTTCGGTTTCATGGCATCCATCCACCCGGCGCGGTACACTATCCGCTCCGAGTAGCTCGAAAATTGAGGATTGCTGGTCAGGTCGTGTTTCTTCCCGGCCTGCATCCCCATTGAGTACGCCAAGACTTCCGTCACCAGCTTATATATATCTTGAATACTGGTCGGCCATGGCGCGAGCTATACCCTCGTATGTCCTCGACCGTTCGCGCCACCTGTCCGGTGACGGCGCGAGTTTGTTTTGTCCGCTGTCCGTTTGGTTCGCCCATCGCGGCCGTGCTGTTTTTTCTCCGTTGCAATTTGCGCATCCATATTTTCCAACCCCCTCTGGTAACACGTTCCCGCAGCACACATAGCGCGGCTCAATCAATTCAGTCGGGCGTAATAGCGGCAAGTTTTTCAGCCAAAGGCATGTCTGCTTGCTGGCATCCGCGCCGTACTGCCAAGGCTGTATCACCTGATCCGGCTTGCGTATGCGCGTTGAAATGCAGCTCACCGGGTTCTCTACCGCGATTCGATGTATCGGCGCACCCATCAACAGCCGCACAAAATCTAAAGCCTCCTCGGTCTTTTCTGCGCGTCCAGGTGTGCGCCCATTCCAGTGCAACCCGCTCACGCTCAGGTAGGTGCAAGGAGGGTGGAAGATTGCCAAATCCCAACCGTCATTTATCACGTCCATGATGTCGCCCTGATAGTGGTTCCCCGGCTGATCGCTTGGCAGCAGATCACAACTCAGTGCATCGTGTCCAAGCGCCGCAAAGGCTTCGCGCACTCGGCCTGAATATTCGCACCCTACAAGCACTCTCATGTTCCACGTTCCTTTCTTCGTCGCGCCAGTCGGCTAACCCATCATTCAAGAAGGACAGGCCAGAAGCGGCCTGCCGCTCAACTCTACGTTAGCCGCCTTGCGCGTTTCTTCAATCTCATAGCGGTCAATCAGTTCTTGCTGTAGTTTTTCGCAAAGTTCTTTCCCGATTTTTAGCCTCCATGATGCTGATTGCCTTTCACCTTCTGTGAGAGTAAGTCGCTGCTCATCCGTATATGGTCCGCGCCATACTGAAAGTGCGTGTTGCAAAACATCGGCTTCTTGCTCCGTAATTGCCAGTAAAATCTTATCGTTCAAAATGTCCATGTTTTCTCCAAATAGTCGGCTAACCCATCATTCAACTCGGACTCCGCCGAAGCAGCCCCTCAACTTTGCGTTATGCCTCATGCTCCGTAGTCACTATCGCTGCGCGCAATCTGTCGATGCAATACAGCGATGACGCGCTGTCGGCCTTGTCGCTCCAGTAGATTACATCTTTTGCGCTGTCGCGCAGAATTGTTCTGTGGCCTTTCAATTTCTTGATTTCTGACCGCAGAATGTCTAATGATTCTTCCGACATTGGCGATGACTCATACCGGCTGACCGCCTCATGCCATGCGTCAAGCCATAGCTTTTGCGCGTGAGGTGTAACTTCTTGCCATGACTGGTTGTATTTCGCCGTGTATGCATTTTTTGCTTCTTCGCTCATATTTATCTCCAAGTTTCGGGCACAACCCATCATTCAAGAGGAACAGGCCAGAAGCGGCCTGTCCCTTAATTCAAACGTTAGGTGCCTTCATGCTGCACACATCCGAAGTCCGGGAGCGTTTTCAGTTCGGCGTAGTAATCGCTTCCGTCCTGCACGAACGCCAGCGTAGTAGAGTATTCGGGCTTTAGTGTGCGCTCTTCATAGTCAGGCGCGTTCCATTCTGTTGCATTCCAAAACTGGACTACCGCTTTGCAATTACCAGTTCCAGGAACCTCGCCGTAATCACTTTCTGGCTTTACCCAGTGTTTGCATGTTTTACATTTACCCATCATTCACCTCTTCGTTGTAAGTAAAACCAGCCTAACCACGGCGCTCAAGCGGGACTGCGCTGATAAAGCCCAGCGCAGCCCCTTAGCTCCACGTTCATCTTTCGCCCCTTCGCATATTAAACAAGTTTTAACCCTAGGCGACTTCGCGTGACTCCGTTGCTTGCGGTACTGTTCAATAGGTTTCAATTCACCGCACCCAATGCAGACCTGCTCGGTTGGCGGATTGATTCTAGCTAACCGCTTCTGCTCCTTATCGCGCTCACGGTGCCCTGGATAAATTGCCTGACGCGGATTCTTTAGGTCGTATTTCCGTTTTTTGCGGAAAGCGCGGCAGGCAAGGAGTTCCGAAGCGTAGATCATGCAAAAGGATTGCCGTGGAACAATGGAAAGCCTGTTTGCTTTTGAATCTTATCAGTTAATGTTAATGCAGCGTCTTCAAGCACTTTATCTGCGCGGTTCAACTCGTACCAGAACGATACCTTGCCTGCCAAAAGTTTATATTTCAGCCGGGCCTCAACACGATATGCCTGTCCAAACCAAAAAACGGGAATACCCAGCGCAAACTTGCTGAACACCTCCATGCTCTTTGTCGTTTCGGCATTCGAATCTTCAATGTATTCCAAGCGAACGCCGCCCGACTGTAGGCGAATCATGCTTTTAACGGCACTATCCTGCGCAATTTCCAAACCAGTTGCCATTTGCAGCATTTGGGTGCCAGACGGGAAGCCTTCAACCGTAGCAATGTCGCCCATATTATCTTCAAGCCAATTGGCGAATTCTAGCTGCGTGAATGGCTTTCGGTCTTTGCTCGTCCAGCGCAACCACTCCAACGACTTTTGCGGCTCGAAGCGGGCAATGTGATCGCGCCATTCTTGCCCATCGTAGTCAGATGAACTGTCATTGACAATGCCTTGATACTTTAACGATCCAAGGGCGTAATTAGCGTCAGCCCAAATCGTTGTGTTTCCAGAAATGCCGTGACGCTTCAAATAGTCAACAAATCCGGCAATATCAGAAAGGGAGACAATTGCTTTTTTACGCCGAGGGGAGAGTAGCAGTTTTTCGCAATCTTCCAGCTTCCATCCGTCAGGCACCGCAATGTACTCATGATCCCCTGAAACCTCAAAAGGTTTGCGTGCTTCGCGTGCGATTGTTTCAATGTAGTTTTCTGCGATTGTTTTGATTGGGTCTGCCATGATTATTTAGCTCCTATTTGCAACGGTTCAAATGCGCCGACATTTTTAGGAACTTGTTTCAGTTCCAATGTTTGTTGACGCGGATCATTCAACAATAAATTGCCTTCCGGTGTCGGGAACATCAGAGTTGAGTCCGGTGCTTCCTGCGGCTTGCGCATCGAAATATCGGCAAGCACGGACATTGCCGATTTGCTAGTTTTCTTCACGCTGATCTTGATGGTCAGCGTTCCGCCCTTGCCGGTGTTGTCAACAGCAGTGACAAGTTCGGCCATTTTTTCGCCAGCCTCTCCGTCTATCGATCCGCCTGAAAGCATTTTTAAAATCTCTGTTAATGGTTTTGCCATGGTACGTTTACTCCTTTGTTGGTTGAAAAATTAAGATACCTTGACGAACGGGTGCTTTGTTACATGGGGCTTGATATGCTTCCCAAAATGACCTCCTACCGACTCCGCCTTCTCAAACGCATCGAAATCCGCTGCCGTGAAGTTCGCGTAGTGGTAAACGCTACCCTCGCCGGACTTCGACTTAAACTGTATAGACAGGGTATTCGTTGCTGGGTTATGTCCGATGGCGTGGATCTGGGAGCTTTCGACTTTGTTCATTGGTATTGCTGGGTGCTTGTTCATACTGCCTCCTTCGCTTTCTGTTGTCCTGCGTAAACTTTCGGATCAAATTCATCGAGTAGCCATTCAAGCGCTGTTTCGTTAGTGGTTCCGAAGTGACTTGATATTGCATCTATCAGCTCGGCGCGGTTCGGGCGTGTACCCGGGATGGAAGCTGAGTGCGGATTTATAACGTAACCAGCGCGCGGCTTTACCTCGATTACCTTGGTGCCGTGCTTTAGGATAAAAGTTTCAGGAGAGATTGCCTCAACCTTCTGTCCGTCAGTTTTGATAATTCCGGTACCGGTAGTGATAGCATCTTTCATAGCCTGCTCGATAGCCTCTCCGACTAACTTATTTGGAGCGGCATTCCTTGCGGCGGTAGCGGCCTTGACTTGCGCTTCAAGCTGCGCCTTCACCCCTGCCGCAACCAGTGCTTGCTGCTCCGCCTCTGCCTTGGCACGCTCCGCCGCCAGGATTGCATCAGCTTCAGTTTTTGCCTTCGCATCTGCCGCTTCCTGCATGGCCACGCGCTGGGCTTCCACTTTGTCGGCTTCGGCCTTCTTGTGCGCTTCGATACGCGAAGTAACGACAAGCTGGAAGTCTTCAAGCGGCTTACAGATAACAACATCCATATCGGCAAAAAGGAAGCCGAACCCGGCCGAAGTCTCTTTGCACCATGCAAGTTTCGTGCGAATATCCTTTGCAGTAGCATCTGCCAATATCTTGCCGGCCGCCAGTTCGTCATTAAGTGCGGATTGCATGGAAGCGTAATTGCGCTTTTTCTTGATTGCTTCCGCGAATACCGGGCTGGTAATGTTTAAGCGAATTGGCTTTGTTTCCACCTCAAGGGCTTCAACGTGCGCCGTCCAGTCAAGCCCTGCCTGATTAACCATGGCGCGCTTCTTTGCCAGATCCTCGCGCTCAACATCTTTTTCCAACTGCAGGGCGGTCTGCTGCAAGTCTTTGTTCCACGCCTCGATCATTCGTGCAGCCTCGCCAACGGTGACAGTCTGGGCAAGCATAGCGTCCACGGCTGCATTGTTCTTTTTAATCTGGTCCCGGAAAGTCGCTGCCGCCGCTTTGGCGTTTGCGAAGTCTTGGTCATCAACCAGAACGATTGCGCGCACCTCGGCCAGTTTTTTGGTCAGCGCCTCGCCGTAGGCCTTCATGTTGCTGTCGGTGATCTCGCCCTTGGCATGAATGAAGAGGGCGGGTAGTTCTATTACGACTTCGGCCTTGGGCATTTCTGTGACGACTTCGACCGGCTTATAGTTAGTCAGGTCGATGGTGAACTGCGCCCAGCCGTTAGTAATCTGTTCGCGCAAATCCAAGTCCGGGAAATACCAGACGTGCTTTTCTTCTACCAGGTCGCCTTCGTCAGTCCACTTGCTTGCCATGAACAGACACTTGTCAGCGCCGGAGACATAGAGCTGCTGCTCCATTTGGATGCGGTAGCAGATAGGAAGATCCGTCACACCGATGACCGAAGCCAGTTCCGCATTGAGCGACTTGTGCTCAAAGCATATCGTTTCATCAAGGGTGAGGCCGTCGAACGAAGCGGAGAACAATCCCTTAGTTCCGGTAACAGGGAACAAGTCTTCACCGATAATCGCCTCGGCCAGTGGTCGCGCCAAGGCTTCAAACCTGTGCCCGTCGGCAAAGCGCTTTTCGGTGGCTGCGTCGAACTCCTGCTTTATGCCTGTCGCCGTCTCAGCCAGCAATTGATCGCGGGATTTGTACTTACTCAATCCCATCATTACCGGGCAATCTGAGGCATTGAAATGCTGGCTTCTGTGTTCATGCCAAGCCGGGCTGCCTTGGACTAAATATATAGTTTTCATTGTGCGTCTGGCTCCCATGAGTTAATTATTTCCTTGATAGCATCCGACAAAACGTACTTGGTCGAAAGTGCGTTAATTAGATCCTCGGCCTTTTTGTCGCCGGACTGGATCTTGCCTTTGTGCCCCATCTTAGTAATCACTCCATCTGAATCAACCTTGTCACCACATGATTTATACAATTGATCTTCGGTTAAATCAGGAAGAATCACAGTGACCTTTTCTCCATCCTTGCCTTCGTGTGCGGGCGCTTCATTCAAGTCTTTCATTTCAACCGGCTCAAGCTCGTCCACCGAGTACACGCCCAAGATCGCAGCCGGAGCATAAGCGCGCGACCAGTTCTTTACCTGCAAGTAACCCATTTGCTGCTTTGGGTTCGTCTTCCATAGTGGAGAATTGCGCGTAGTCACTAGGCCAAAGCAAAGCCACTCCCCCCAAGTAATCGCCTTCTCTCCGCGCAGTACCGCGCCGACGCGGCATTCCATTGCTGCGCCTTCACCCTTGTACTCGTACTTAAAAGTGCCGATAATGGCACCAGACTCGCCCACCACCGCATTCACCAGCTGCGCCTCATATCCCAGCGTGCCATTAACAATATGTGTTTTCTGAGCTACCGCAAACGGAGACATACCCCAGTTCGCGGCCTGCATCGCTATTGCCATGCAGTCACCAACATTTCCATGCAGATGTTTGGGCACAGTCACAACAGACTTTGACATGACCGTGGCAAGTTGCATCAGGCGGTTCATGTTTCCTTCATTGGTGATGATCGCCAGCGATGATGCGCGGCTATCGTGTACTACGCTTAAATTTTGTCCTGCTACCTCGTTATTCATTTGCCACCTCCTAATAATTTAGCTACCTTGCGCCACCGGCGGATCTGCCCGTAGTGCCTGTTGTAATGCTCAATGCTTCCGTAAATCTCTTGCCGCACTTGGTTTGCGTAGTTGATCACACCGGCTTGATGGTATGTGACATGGAGATCCACCGAAGCATGCAACCTGCGCAGCGCTTTATTTATTTCGCGATCTATATTCATTGCTTAGCTTCCATGCCGCTTTCCAAGGATAGCCATACCCGATATATCGCTTCCATTTGGCGATTCTGAGCAAGAAGCTCATATTGCCAAACCAAACTCAATAGCCAGCACAGCGACAAATACAATCAGCATTAGCGCGGCTTGCAACAGCAACTTGCTTTCATCCTGCGACATTAATAAGTCATGCTGGTCGAAATGGTCATTCATCATCGCCCCCTTCGTTAAAAATCCGTTTCTCAATTCCGAGCAGCCACTTTTCTTGAGCGGGTGATAAAAAATCACGGTTTTTAATGCTGGGCAAAAACTCGAACTTTTCCTTGCTGCTCAAATCCTGCCCGGTCGCTTCGTCCATAATCCGCTTAACTCTTGCCGCTGGTAGCATGTCTACGTGATTGTTCATTAAGCTAAGTACCGATTAAAAGCCCACTTCTCAACCTTGCTGTATGGCGACAATCTATTCCCGACGCTGATAAACAGCGCGCCATCTTGGGTATATTTTTCTTTGGCAAGGTGAACAACAAACAAGTAACGCATGAACTTATCCATGATCTTCACTCCCTAGTTAATTACGTTTCTTTCAAGCACAGACGAATTAAACCACAGTTAATTATATTAAGTCAACTATAGTTTAATTTATTTTTAATGCTTGGCAAAATTATGGCAATTAACTTTAGTTGTGTTTATTCCATAACTATGGTTTAATGGGTTATGAATAAGCAAATTGCAATTAAATTACTTGGTGGGTCAGTTGCTTCGGCAGCGGAAACAATCGGGGTTACTTACCAGGCTGTAAATAAATGGCCGGAAGAGTTGCCTCAGCGAATTGTTGATCGCGTCTTTGCGGCATTCGTTAGAAATCACCCAAAAAACTGGCAGGCAATCTGGACTAAGATTACCAAGGAAGCCGCCTAAAATTAACTTCTCCTCCCTGAGTAAAGTGAAACGCATCGGGCAGTCAGCAATGATAGTCGTATGCCCGTACCCTTTCCCCACCGCTGTATTCTCCCCTGAGCAGCGGTTTTTTACAAAACGCTTGACCTGATTTATTAGTGATGGCAATATTCAAACCGCTGGGCTAACGATCCAGTAGACAAACAAAAGGTGTCAAAAAATGCAATCAAAATTCAGTTTCTTTTGTGGTCGGTCGTGGGCTTTAGCCTGTCGCCTTTTGCTGTCTATCGCCTTGGTTGGTCGTTCCAGCCCCGACCACAAAGGGAATTGATATGAATCAACTTGCTATACTTTCAAATTTAGCCACTATGACAAGCCTCGAAATAGCGGAGCTAACTGGCAAGGAACATCGCAACGTAATGCGCGATATTCGCAATATGCTTACCGTTCTTTATGGCGAAGAGGGTGTGCTCAGTTTTGAGAACACCTACACTAATCCTCAGAATTCTCAAGTTTACGCAATATTTAATCTGCCAAAAGATGAAACTATGTGCCTTGTTTCTGGTTATGATATTAAAGCTCGCATGGCAATTATTAAGCGGCTAAAAGAACTTGAAACAAATTCAACACAATTAGCTGTTCCAGACTTTTCGAACCCGGCTGCGGCGGCACGTGCATGGGCCGACCAGTACGAAGGTCGCCTATTGGCAGAAAGCACCAAGGCTGAAATCGGTTCACGCCGCGAAGCAACTGCCATGAATACCGCTAGCATTGCCGTAAAGAAAGTTTTCAAATTGGAAGTTGAGTTGGATAAATCTAAGCAATATGCCACCGTCAAGCGCATGGGGATGATTCACCATGGCCAGGAATTCAACTGGCGGTTGCTTAAAAGCGCGTCAGTCGAAATGGATATTCCTGCCGTTGACGTGTTCGACGCAAACTATGGGACAGTGAAAGCCTACCATGCTGATGTTTGGCGCGAGGCTTACGCCGTTGAGATTGAAAGGGATGAAGAATAATCATGAAATCCCCTGCTTTTCAATTCTACCCCGCCGAGTTTCTCTCGGATGAGCATGTAATACTGATGAGCAATCAGGAAATAGGCTGCTATATAAAACTCATGTGCCTATGCTGGCGTGAAGGATCTATCCCGGCAGATGTAAATAAAATAGCTAAGCTATGCGGAGAGACTGGCGAAGCTATGGCTCATTCATGGTTAGCCATAAGCGATTGTTTCGCGCAGGCCAAAGATAACGCTTTGCGACTCGTCCACCCGCGCCTAGAAAAAGAGCGTAACAAGCAAAATGAACATAAGAAGGAGCGCTCAAGTGCTGGCAAAAAAGGGGCTGAAGCTAGGTGGCATAAGGAATACGAGGTGTGTGACACGCTTATAGCTGAGCCTATGGCTGAGCCTATGGCAAACGATGCCTCTTCATCTTCTACTTCATCTTCTACTGTAGTATTAAAACCTTTGGCCGCTAAACGCGGCAAGCAATTGCCGGACGAATTCCATCCGAACGGGCAACACATCGAGTTTGCAGACACGAACAGCTTACAAATCGGGCTTGAGTTTTCAAGGTTTTCCGATTACCACAGGGCTAAGGGTTCAGTGATGAAAGATTGGGATGCGGCTTTACGCACATGGCTGAGAAATGCCGTGGAGTTTGCCAAAAAGTCACCCAATGCAAAACCAGCAAAGTTCGATCCAGTCGCCTACGTAAACCAGGGGAGGAAAGCTGATGCCAAGCTCATTGACATTAACTAAAAGCCAGTGGCTAGAAGAGCATCCACGGCTGGGTGTAAGCTTGGTGGATCACTTGTTCAACCGGCTGGACGGGCTGTATCCGCAGAAGTTCCGCAGTTCGTTTGCCAGCCCGCAGGCAATTCAAAACTGGCGAGAGTCATGGGCGGAAGGCTTTCACGAGGACGGCGTGACTACCAAGGAGGTTAAGCGCGGGATCGTCAATTCTCGAAAAATGTACGACTGGCCGCCCAGCTACAAGGAATTTTATGCGGCAATCAAGGTTCCAGAGGCGCTGCCTGTTGCAAATTATGCCGCGCTGCCTAAATTTTTGACCGAGGCCGACAAGGAAAAGGGGCGCGAGTTTATGGCCGGGATTAAGGCGATGCTGGCGAAAGGCAGAAATGAATAATCACTGCCAGAATTTAAACAAAGGAGAAATAAAGTGATAACAATCGAATTATTAAAGTCGTGGTCTCCGTGTACTGATGGGTTTAAACGGTTCTGCAAATTATTCCAGGAAGGTACGGATTTATTCACGGCTGGCGAGAAACTAGCCGAAGATGGTCATAGTGATTGGGGATTGTGGCTTTATGAAAGAAGCCGCGCTGCAAAAATGTTTGAGGATGTAACCATTAAAGGCTACAGGAACACGGGCGACTGTAACACGGGCGACTGGAACACGGGCGACTGGAACACGGGCGACTGGAACACGGGCTACTGGAACACGGGCGACTGGAACACGGGCTACAGGAACACGGGCAACTG